CTATTCGTTGGCGAATGAGCCAAAAGAAAAGCTACTTGAACTCATCGATAGTATCAAACCAGACGTGATTCACTTTGAAGAATTTCCAGAAACATTCGTGAATAAGGCAATGTTGCCGAAGATATATCGAAAGTCTCGGAACTATCTCATCATTGTGTCGCAGTATCAGGCCGAGCTTTATCAGCTACAATTTGGAACCCCGTATAGCGTTGTGGAATATCCCATCGACGACCTTTCACCAGACAAAACGTCGTGTATGGCCGAACTGGGGCTCGACCCAAATCTGAAACATGTTCTGAATGTGGGGTTATTCACGCCCGGTAAAAACCAAGGAGAGTTGATAGAGTATGCTCGGGAAATGCAGCATCTTCCGGTGAAGTTTCATTTCGTCGGCAATCAGGCACCCAACTTCGAAAATTACTGGGGTCCGTTGATGAAGAATTTGCCACCAAACTGCGTGCTGTGGGGCGAGCGGAGCGACACAGACAAATTTTATCAAGCTTGCGACCTTATGGCATTCACCAGCATCATGGAAACATCCCCACTTGTTATTCGCGAAGCCATTTCATGGAAGCTTCCAGTTTTTATACACAACCTACCGGTATATAAAAATATGTATGACCGCTATTCCACGGTAAAATACTTGACAAGAGACTCTACTGAGAATATCAAGTTAATTAGGCAGGCACTACACCTTTCATGAAATACAACCTCATCGACAGCTACAAAAATACTGTATTGAGTCCAAAAGACTCTCGCGTTGCAAAGAACCGCATCAATATCACGTTCATTGACGGTCCTCGCGTTGAAATCCTTGGTGACATCGAAGAGGAATATCAGGTTTCGTTCATCGACCGTGACACAAACAATCTGGTCTATAGCTCCACCATTAAAAATAACATGTGGAGCGCGGTTGGAATAAAATACTACACGAATTGGTCGGTGACAGTGAAGCGTAAAGATGAAATCCTCGTCACTCACGACCTCAATCTTGCCGGAAAGAATGTCAAAATTGTGCTCGACAGTGAGTCGATTGGAGACCTTTTTGCTTATATTGGGGCGGTATCCGAATTCCAGAAAAAGCACAACTGTCGAGTTCATTGCGTAGTATTTCATCGTGAATTGCTGACATTGTTCAAAAACAGTTACTCGAACATCAACTTTGTTTCTGTTAACGAACGCGACGAAGATTTTTACGCGATATACCGAATCGGTTGGTTCAATGAGTGGGAAGGTCGCCTAACCAAAAGTCCACAACATATGTGTCTCGGTAACATTGCCAGCGATGTGCTCGGATTTAGGCGGCGCGATTTCAAGCCGGTGATTTCATACAAACAGATACCCAAGCCCGCGCAGAAGTATGTTTGCATCGGCGTGCAAAGCACCGCTCAGTTCAAGTATTGGAACAACCCAAAAGGTTGGGACGAGGTCGTAGCCTATCTTAACAAGCTCGGTTATGAGGTTTGGTGCATTGACCGCCACTCCACGTTTGGCACAGCAGAATGTCAAAATCATATGCCAAAGGGGTGCGTAGATAAAACGGGAGCATACTCCTTGGAAGAAAGACTTGCACAACTTGCCAACGCCGATTTTTTCATCGGCCTGAGTTCCGGTCTATCGTGGATGGCGTGGACAGTAAACACCCCGGTCATTCTTATCAGCGGAATCGGTGAACCGTGGACAGAATTTTTTACTCCTCATCGTATCATCAATAAGAGCGTTTGCCACAGCTGCACGAACGATACCAACCATCGCTTCGAAAAACACAACTGGATGTATTGCCCACGAGGTAAAAATTTTGAATGCACCAGAGAAATCAGTAGCAAAATGGTTATTGCAGAAATCGATAAACTGCAAACTGAATTCTATCGCAACACAATGCACAATCTTGATTGGGGTCAAAGCACTACGCCAGAAAAGGAACTCATTCATCGAGAAATCTTCCAAGAAAACACCTATGCTCGCACGTTTGACGTGCAAGAAGGCGATGTGGTAATGGATATTGGCGCACACGTCGGTTTGTTCTCCGTAAAATCAATTCCTCGAAAGCCGAAAATGATTGTAGCGGTTGAACCAAGCGCCGTGCGAGTCCCCGCCCTGAAAAATAACTTGAAAGGTTGTCCGTCAGTTATCGTGAATGTTGGTCTTGGTAAGAGTCGAGAATTCATCAAAAATGGTCTCGTCTACGACGGGGTGGTGGAAGATTTCAAACTCGCTCCAATTCAAGACATCATGGAGGAGGCTGGAATTGAAAAAATTGACTTTCTCAAAACCGATTGTGAAGGCGGTGAATACAATCTGCTCACGGCAGAAAATTTCGACTGGGTGAGTAAGAACATCAAACGCATTGTGGGCGAAGCCCATCTTGAAGACCAACCGCGCAAAGAAGCTTTTAGAAAATTTCGTGACACCTACCTAACAAAGTTGGACCCGAATCGTTATACTTTCCACTCGGTTGATGGTGTTGATATCAAATGGGACTTGTTTAATGAACACTTCATCGAATACTACCAAGAAGTCATTTTTAGCATCGACAATACTTCCACGTTTCAACGGACAAGTGAAAACGGCGAACGCGCCGAGCCGCTCGTAGTGAAGGATTCTGCTCCACAGGTTCGTCAAGGTCTTCCACTCGTCACCGCGCCGGAGTTCTACGAAAACCTCTTTAACTTGGATGGAAAGGTTGCTATTGTGACCGGGGCGGGCGGTCATCTTGGTAGCGCGATGGTGATGGGATTAGTTTCTCGTGGTGCAACGGTTTATGCCGTTGACCGAAACGCAGAAAAGATAAAGACCAAGCTGTTTACCCCGGAGAATCATCGCAAGGCTCAAATTATTCCAATCGCGTGTGATATCTCAAATCAAAACATGTTCCAGTCCGTAATAAACCTAGCCGTTAAAATGCACGGCAAGATTGACATCCTCGTGAACAACGCATTCAACGAAAAAAGAAAACCATTTGAGGAACTTACGCCAACGGATTGGCGGGAAGGAATGGATAGTATCTTGACTCATCAGTTCACATGTGCTCAACTGGCCATTAAACAGTTCAAGGCTCAGGCTTCGGGTGGTTGCATTGTCAACGTCGGCAGTATCTATGGATTCATCGCCACGGACCAACGAGCATACCAAGAAGTGCCAAGTTCAACCGTGTTTTACACCGCTGCAAAAGCGGGAACGATTCAGATGACAAAAGAGCTTGCGGTGCAATATGCCACTCAAGGTATTCGTGTGAACAGTATCAGTCCCGGCCATTTTCCAAAGCCACCAATCGACTCCACCAAAGCAAATCCTCGTTATGTAGCAGGGTTGGCACAAATGGTTCCAATGCAGCGCGTGGGCTGTGCCGATGAAATCGCCGGAGCGGTCGTATTCCTATCTTCTCCGGCTGCTTCTTATGTCACAGGACACAATCTCGTCATAGACGGTGGAAGAACAATCTGGTAACATTATGCTAACACAAAGAGGCAAACAGCTCCGAAAAGAAGCCTATTATCTGGCCAAACAGTCTGGTGGTTATCATCACGGCGGAACGTTTTCCACAATAGAGCTTTTGTATGTTTTATATGACAACGTCATGACGAAACATGACAAATTCATTTTGAGTAAAGGACATGCGTGCTGGGGATTGTATGCTATATTGCGAGAAAAAGGATACAACCCGTCACTGGATTGTCATCCACACTTAGACACAGCAAATGGTATAGACTGGACTACGGGCAGTGAAGGGCATGGTATGCCAGCCGGAATAGGCATGGCGTTTGCAAAAAAGAAACTCAAGAAAGAAGGACGAGTATTCGTTCTTGTCGGCGACGGTGAATGTCAAGAAGGCACAACTTGGGAAAGCCTTCTTATCGCGGGCAAGCATGGCCTCGACAACCTCACGGTCATCATGGATAACAACCAGATTCAAGGCTCTGGTTTTACCGATGACATTTTACCAGTGGGTGACAAAATTGGTAAGGTCGCCAAGTTGTGTGGTTGGGATGTTAGCACCATTGATGGACACGACGAAGCACAAATTTACGGTGCGCTCATCAATAAGTCTGATTCCAGACCTCAATTTATCGTAGCCAACACCATAAAGGGCAAGGGCGTGGACTTTATGGAAAACAGACCAGAGTGGCACAGTAAGTGGCCAAACTTACACGAAGAAGTTCAACTGCTAATCCAACTTTCATAACATGAGAAGAGCATTCGGAAAAACCATTGTTGATATTGCCAGAAAAGACCCAAACATCTATCTCATGACGGGCGATGTTGTGCAAGAGATGGGCGACTATCGTCTTTTGTTCCCAGATAGATTCTACAACTTTGGCTTGGCCGAACAATCTATCATCAGCATGGCTGCTGGTATGGCTAGCGAAGGACTACGACCGGTCGTATACTCCATAACCCCGTTTCTTCTTGAGCGTCCGTTTGAACAAATCAAGATTGACATCGACGAACAGCGTTTACCGGTGATGCTTGTGGGATATGCGGACTATCCTCTATATGGCCCAACTCACCGAGCACTTGATGAACAAGCGCTCTGCAAGATGTTGAAAAACACCGTATCTTTTTTTCCTCGAAACGCCGAAGAGACCGAACGAGCGATGATTGAAGGTTATTTGCTCAAGAAGCCGTGCATCATCTGCTTGAAGAAAGACGGCAAGCACATTTTATAATTCAGAAGAATTTCAGAGGGAGGTATATACTTATATATACCAAACTATGAAGTTCGCTGATTCGATGCCAAGAGACCAAGTCATCCTCGGGGTGGCAGAAATGGTCCGAAACAAATACACCGTCATTGCTGGCGCGTGTGAAATCATGACGAAAGATTTGTGCAACGAACTGCGCAAACGAAACATTCGCTGCACTCACGCTGTTGGACTATTTCGGTTGGATGAGCCAGACGCCGCAAAATATGTTTATTACGATGAGGAAGAAGGTCGTGATGAATATGAAGTAGAGCACGATTGGGTAGAGGTCGAGGGAAAAATTTTAGACATCTCGGCCAGTCAATTTCGCAAAAGCGTCGAAGATGAAATCCCTGACATCGTCTTCATTAATTACGCCAGCCCGCTTTATCAACGCTACTATTATCTGAACGACCACGCATGAGCGAAACCAAAAACATCAAAGATATCATGCGCGCCGAATATATCAAGTGCGCAAAAGACCCGGTGTATTTCATGAAGAAATACGTCAAGATTCAGCATCCGATTCGCGGCACCATTGCGTTCGACACATATCAGTTTCAGGACCGCACCCTGAAAGACCTTGTGGAAGAGCGTTACAACATCATTCTCAAGAGTCGTCAGATGGGTATCACGACGCTCGTCGCAGCTTATGCTCTGCACATGATGACGTTCAACAACGACAAAAACATCCTGTGCTTGTCGATTACCCAAGAAACGTCCAAAGAAATTGTCACGAAGGTCCGCTTTGCCAACGACAATCTTCCAAGTTGGCTCAAGGTTCCTGCCACCGAAGACAACCGTCTCAGCTTGAAGCTCAAGAATGGTTCTATGATTCGCGCGGCATCTTCTGCTGGCACGGCGGGTCGTTCGAGCGCTTTGTCTCTCCTCATCATTGACGAAGCGGCGTTCATCGAAGGCATCGAGGAAATTTGGCTGTCTGCACAAAGCACCTTGAGCACGGGTGGTAAGGCCATCATCCTCTCCACACCAAACGGCGTGGGTAACTTCTTCCACAAGAAGTGGCAAGAGGCTGAGAGCGGTGAGGTTCTCGAAGGTCAACCAAAATTCAATCCAATTTCATTGCCGTGGCACCTGCACCCGGAACGTGACCAAAGCTGGCGCGACCTTCAAACGAAGAATCTTGGACCAAAGGGCGCGGCCCAAGAATGTGATTGCGAGTTCAGCACATCTGGTAACACAGTTGTCGATATTCCAGTGTTGCAGTGGTATGAGAAAACTCATGTGGCTGAACCACTAGAAAAGCGCGGCATCGATAAGGGATACTGGATTTGGAAATACCCGGAAGCCGGAAAATCATATATGGTCACAGGTGACGTGGCTCGTGGAGATGGTAGCGACTATTCTGCGGCTCAGGTTGTTGACATCGAAACACTCGAACAGGTCGCAGAATACAACGGTAAGCTTGGCACAAAAGACTATGCCAAGGCACTCATGACCTTTGCCACAGAATACAACATGGCGCTTCTCGTGGTTGAAAATGCTAACGTGGGCTGGGCCGTTATTCAAGAACTCATTGACCTAAAATATCCCAACCTTTTCTATAGTTCCGCCGACTTGCAATATGTTGACGTGGAAATGCAAATGACGAACAAAATCAACACCCAAGAACGCAAGATGACGCCGGGCTTTACTACATCGTCTAAGAGCAGACCCCTTATCATCTCCAAACTTGAATACTATATTCGCGAGAAAGAAGTTACCATCAAGAGCAAGCGATTGATTGACCAACTCAATGTATTCATCTGGAAGAGCACGGGAAGCACCAGCGCCAAAGCAGAGGCGATGGATGGATACAACGACGACCTTGTTATAGCATTTGCTATTGCCATGTGGATTCGTGATATTGCACTACGCCTGCGTGGCGAGAGTGAAGCAATCATGAAGACTATTTTGACAAAAATTGGTAGCACCAGTAAAGAACAGGCAACACAAAATATCAATCTTATTATGCGTGGCAGTGGCACCAATCCTTATGGTGTTTACCACAATCCTTGGTCCATGCACGTGGGCGGGCCTGCACATCCGGGCGGCAAAGGAAACAAAGAAGAAGACCTTCGTTGGCTTCTCTGAGAATTCAGCTATAAAAATGAACCGCACAGCTATTTATAGCTAGGGCGCTCATATATATACAATAACCCTATGGCTGAACAAAAAGACCTATTTTCAAGACTAAAGAGGATGTTTTCTACGGACGTTATCGTTCGTAATGTTGGTGGTAAGCGCCTGAAAGTTGTTGACACCGACGAAATTCAATACGCGACAGACAGAAACAGTTTGCGCGACCGTTACAATCGCCTTCGCAGTGCAACTTACAATTTGCACAATCGCGACCTTAGCATGGCGTATCAAGCAGCACGGCTTGAACTTTTCCGTGACTATGACGTGATGGACATGGACCCAATCATCGCGTCGGCTCTGGATATTTATGCCGACGAGTGTCTTGTGCCAAGTGAGTATGGTAAAGTTCTTACCATCAAAAGTAAAAACGAGAACATCAAGCGCATTCTCGACAACCTCTTCTATGATATTCTGAACGTTGAGTTCAATCTTTGGAGTTGGACGCGCAACATGTGCAAATACGGCGACTTCTTTTTGCGCATGGAAATTTCTCCCGAGTATGGCGTGTTTCTTGTTCACCCCATTAGTCCATATGAAATCACTCGTGTCGAAGGCAGCGACCCGAAGAATCTGAACTATGTGAAGTATCAACATGACGGTGCGGGCGGTGGCATGGAGTATGAAAATTTCGAAATCGCACATTTTCGTCTTATCAGCGATAGCAATTTCTTACCTTATGGTAAGAGCATGATTGAACCGGCTCGCCGTGTGTGGAAGCAACTCAGTCTCATGGAAGATGCCATGCTTATTCACCGCATCATGCGTGCCCCAGAAAAGCGTATCATCAAGATTGACGTGGGTAACATTCCACCAAACGAAATCGATACGGCGATGGAAAAGATTATCAGCCAAATGAAGAAAGTGCCGTATATCGATGAACGCACCGGCGACTATAATCTTCGCTTCAATCTCAACAACATGATGGAAGACATTTACATGCCGGTGCGTGGTGGCGACAGCGGCAACAGCATTGACACTCTTCCGGGCATGGAATTTACGGGTATCGACGACCTTGAGTATATCCGTAACAAGATGATGGCTGCGCTCAAGATTCCAAAGGCATTTCTTGGATACGAAGAAGGTATCAGTGGAAAGGCCACACTCGCTGCCGAAGACGTTCGCTTTGCTCGCACAATCGGTCGTATTCAACGCATTCTCGTTTCCGAACTCACAAAGATTGCTATCGTCCACCTCTATGTTCAAGGCTATCAAGACGCTTCTCTTGTTGATTTTGAACTTGAACTGGCGAACCCATCCACAATATTCGAGCAAGAAAAACTTGAAATCTGGCAAACCAAGGTGTCTCTTGCTAAAGACATGATGGAAGCCAGCATGTTCAGTAAGAAATGGATTTATGGTAAGGTCTTCAATATGTCCGAGGATGATGTGGAAAATGTTCGCAAGGAAGTCGTCTCGGACAAGAAGGAAGAATGGAGAATGCAACAAATCGTGGATGAAGGCAATGACCCAGCAACCAGCAATCAAAAATCATCCGACGGAGAAGTGTCTGACCTTGGTGGAGGCGGGGGAGGCGACTCTTTGCCGGACGTTCCTGACCTCGGCGGGGGAGGTGGTGCAGAGTCTCTACCAGAACTGCCTTCTCTCGAAGAATCAATCGATGCACCTTCTGACGAAGCTCAACTGAAAGAAGAAACGCGTGAAGAACGTGAACGTGGCGAACGTGACCAGACCGGCAACAAGGAAAAATACACCAGCACGTTCGATAGAACGCGCGGCGAAGATGCACTTGGCGACAAGCAGAACACTGAAAAGTCCAAGACAGAACGCCGCACGCGCCATATATATCGCAGCTCTCCAATCGGTCTTGATGAAGACCTCAAGAACATCAAAAATCTCTTGAAGGTTCGCTATAATAAAAAAGACAAGCGAGTAATCACGGAAAAGAAATCACTGCTTGACGAGACCAATCTCATCCAAGAGCAGTAAAACATCAATTATTGAGTTTTTATCACTCTGACCCATATTTATAACTGACACCACTGTATGAAGAAGCTGAAACACTCTAAATATAAGAATGCAGGTATCCTTTTCGAGTTGCTCGTGCGTCAAGTGACCGCCGATATTCTAAACGGCCACGAAGATTCAAAGGCCAACTCGATTTTGCGCACCTATTTTTCCGAATCAACCGAACTCGGCAAAGAGAATCGGCTCTATCGAATTGTGCTGGAAGAAAAAACCAAGGACCAAGATTCTGCCGACCGCTTGCTTGAAAGCATCATTCGCACTCGCAAGAAGCTGGACGAGCGCGCGTTGAACATTCAGAAATACAATCTCATCAAAGAGATTCGTGAGAATTATCCACTGGAAGATTTTCTCAAGGGCAGCATCAACAATTACAAACTTCTCGCCAGCATCTACAAGATTTTTGAAGAAGCTGTTAGTGATGTTCAAGCCGACCCACGTGACATTTTCAAGGCCCGCAGCTGCATTGTTGAAAGCATCGCCGCACCAAAGACTCCAACCCGTCTTGTGAGCGAGGCCGAAAAGAAAGACCTCATCGAAATTTATCAGAAGCAGAACGAAGAGGTTCGACTGCTTGCTTACAAATTGCTGGTCGATTCGTTCAATGAAAAATACAAGGGCTTGGATGACAGACAGAAGGTTCTGCTTCGCGAGTTTGTCAACAACGTTAGCAACACAAATTCGCTTCGCCAACACGTTAATGCCGAAGTTCCTCGCGTCCGCGCAGAATTGACTGAGTTAAAGGCCAAGGTTGATAATGATGTCGTTCGAATCAAACTTGATGAGACCATCAATCAACTAGACAAGATTACCAAGGGAACTCTGGTAAAGGATAATCAAGTCATGGCGCTCATGTATAGCTACGAGCTTGTCAAAGAGCTAAAATCATTGAAGTAAATATGAAAAAATCCCAACTCAAAGCACTAATTAAAGAAATTGTTTCCGAAGTTCATGGTCAAGATTCTGAAATTTCGCGTAAAGCCGCAGAAACTATACTCTTTTTGCGAGAACATGAATCGACAATAGCCGAAACAGATGGTGAAAAGCAACAGATTAGGCAAGTTATCGGCATGATTTGGGGTTTGTTGACGGATAAAGATTACAAACGACTAAGCCCGGGAACTCAAGTTGGCAAACTTTCTACTCCAAAAGGACATTAATCAAAAATGGCCAAAGACCTCAAAGCACTAATTCGCGAAATCACCAAGGAAGTCATTGATGAAATGACCACGACCGGTGCTGTTGCTGGCTATAACACCCCAAACGCTTTTGGCAAGAACCCAAACAAGAAGCGTGACGCTGCCCGTTCGATGCCCGGTGGAACCGTTGTTGGAGAAACCGACACGGACGAAACCACGGTTGGTGAGAACGAAACTATGATGATTCGTCGCTCGCTTGAAGAAGGTCGCAGTCGCTACCGTAACTTCAAAGAGAGCGACCTGATGAAAAACCACGCCAAAATTTCCTATGGCGTGAATCAAGCCAAGAAGATGCTCAGTGAAGTAGAGTATCTGCTTAACATTTGCGAACGCCTCAAGACCGAAGCCAACATCAAAAACTCCAATTTGTGGAAAAGAACTCAACCAGACATGAAAGAAATTCACAAGCGTCTCAAGAGCATTGCTAGCCGCATCAAGAAAATGGAGAAGGAATAAACTTTATGAATCTATCCGAAATTGCCAAAAAAATTCTGAAAGAGTCCTCTGGAATCCAATCAAAGTGGATTCTAGAATTCGACGACGCAAACACCAGTATGCCAGATGAAGAATATCTGAAACTTTTACCACGCTTTGGTATAAAAGTCATTCGTCAATTGAGCAAGCCTGATATTTTCGCTAGCGAAAAAGGAAAATCTAACTATTACCGAATCTTGGTGTCGGCAACACAAGAACAAATTGAAGCGTTTGAAAAAGAATTCCCAGCCGGGTTGGATGTTATTGCTGGGAACCATCTAACGGAGGATTCTTGGGGTAATAACCCAAGCGCCGCCGCTGGTCAAAATCCCGGCGAACAAACTACTGCGACCCCGCCTCCGGCAACCGGTAATGTCAAATTCCATGACATCAAGAAAGACTTCACAACATTTACTTCAACAATCGAAAAACAAGAAGAAGATGCTAAGAAAAAGTTTGATGCAGACTTGACGAAGGCGCTTGGTAATAAAAAAATTACCGCCCGAGCCAGCAAGGGTTCCGTTGGCCAAGTTGAGAAAGACTATTCTTTCACCGTGGCATCTGCCGACGTGGTTTATCTCAAAGATAAGTTTTATGTTGTGTTGGTCGGCACAGATAAGTCTGAATACTACATCAATACCGATTTCAAAATCAAGGTTGACGCGACTGCACCAGAAGCACCAGAAATGGCGTCTGGTAAAATGGGCAACATCGTGCATCAACCAGTGATTGGCACTTCAGCTAAAGGATAACCATGAGCAAGCAGCTACTAGTCGATTTTATTCCGTTCGAGATTACTCCTCAAATTTTGAGTGAGGCTCGGTCCGCAAACCCAAACGCACCACTCGTGCTCAAGGGTCCATTGCAAAAGGCCGGTGAGAAAAATCACAACGGTCGCGTGTATCCTCGTCGCGTGCTCGAACGCGAAGTCGAGAAGTATCAACAAATCATCAAAGAGCGACGCGCTCTTGGTGAATTGGACCATCCAGATAGCTCTGTTATCAATCTCAAGAACGTGTGTCACAACGTTGTGGAATGTCACTGGGAAGGTGACACCGTGATGGGAACAATCGAAATTCTCACCACACCGTCGGGCAACATCGCCCGAGACCTCATCAAGAACAACATTCGTATTGGTATCAGCAGCCGTGGTCTAGGTTCCACTCGTCAAATGAGCGAAAACACCGTCGAAGTTCAAGACGATTTCGAGTTGCTTTGCTTTGACCTCGTGTCTTCGCCATCGACTCGCGGAGCCTACATGAATCTCAGCGAAGGCGTCATCAAGGAAGGTGTCGGCGCTGGACAAATCATCACCGACCGCAAACAAATTGACAAGTATCTCAAGGTAGAGGGTCTCGTCCGTGACATTCTGTCTGAGATTCGCTAATCAAAGAAATTTATGCCAGCAAAATCACAAAAGCAAGCAGTTGCCGCGCGCATCGCGCGTGGTGTTCAAAAAGGTGAAGTGAAACCAAAAGCTGGTTCTGCAAGCGCAGAAATGGCTAAGATGAGTCCAGAAAAGCTCAAGCATTTCATGAAAACGGATGAAGTTGCCACACTTGGGTATGGTGGACATGACATTGGCCGCGAAGACAAGTTCAGTCGCAGAATCACAAACATCAAAGATGAATTGGCTAAAATGGGATTTGAGATTGATTTCATCTATCATCGCGGTGGTGATGAAGAGCCAATGAAGGCAGACATTGTGGCCATCAACAAGAAAACCGGAAAATCGATTGATTTCACTGTTGAGGAAAACAAGCCAAAGCTCAACATAAAAAAGATGCCGCAGCGCAAAATAGAAAAAATGAGCGAAGCCGTTGTTCCAAAAACATATCAATCGGCCATCGCCGCC